TTGACGGGTGCGCCGTGCAGTCTCTCGGCATTTTGTTTAGCACGGAAGTATTAAGCTTCACGTCACAACAAGCGCTGCGAGCCTGTTGATCATTCGATCGGCACCGTTTTGGGCAATTATTCATGACAACCCCATGGTTGCAGTTTTACGTCTTACCCAGGACGTAACCCGCTTAATGCGGGAACCTCAAACGAAGATCTCCGAGTGGGGGACAAGGAGGAAGATCGAACGCGAAGAGACGCGCGTTCCAATACCGCTCGATGCCTTCCAAAGACATCGGCTTCAAGCGATATTGCCTGGCGAATTTGGACACGAAAACCTTATCCGAAATCGGCTTTGAACCTTGATGAGCCCGGCTTGCGTAAGCAAGACGAGCTAACCATTGATCAGAGACATCCTCAGATTCAGATTCTCGTGGCACATAGTCACCAGTAATCATTCTCCAATTAGCAAGAGCGTGAGCCAATTTGGCTGTCGGGATGTCCATTCCCGGCAGACGGTACAAACTGAGCCTCGGGTCGTGAACAAATCGCGCAGCCATAATCCTTTGGGATCTGGTGAAACGACAAGTTTCCGGCATGAGAGCTCGGTCCATTCCGTAACCTCCTAGATTAACAGGAAGGTACCAATTTGGCCTGAAAGGCCCAGTCCAATCCGAATGCCACCGCTCCATCGTTTTAGGAATGGAACACGCCGTCCAAGGACAGCGGGAAACCATTTCTGACAATGATCGAGCGATTTGCTCCGGAGTGGCCAAGGAAGATCCTTCTTTAATCGAGAAGGCTCTCATGAGTTGTTGGTTGAAATACCCACATCTTTTCATCCGTCCGTTAGAACGCTTAAAAAGTTGTGAATTTATCATACCACAATCCCGTGAGAGGTAATTCTTTCCGATCGAAATCTTAAAACCTGCCATTGCGGCAGTTTCAAGAAAGAACGGGTAGAAGGAAGCATCACACTTGAACAACAGATCATCTCCGTTGACAAGAACGTTCTTCCACATCTTCCAAGCCAAACGGCGTCTACGACGCAATTCGCTTTTCGGCCCAGTCAAGGCCGCGTCATAGCACCATCGATTAATAGAATGGTGATAGACGGCAAGATTAATGACGCAAAGTGAAGGAAAGCTGAGGGGATGACCCATCAACTGACCTTCAATTCCGTCAATAATCTCTCCACTCGGATACCGAATCCGACACTGAACCGAAGCATCGAAGCCGAGCGATAAAAGAGGAGCCTCTAGAGGTGCAAGCACCGCAAGAGAGGCATCCTTCTTTAACAGATCGGTTGCTGCTTCGTAATCAGCAGAACACCAGAACGGCAACTCCGAACACTCCTCATCGATCTTTTGAACGCGACCCTCAAGGTCGGGATCAAGCATCGTAGAGGCGTAACACCGCTTCCAACAGGAAAGTAATTTTCCTTGAAGTGGTTGGAGCGTGGTGTAAACATAACCATCCCCCTTCGTGATGATGCGGTACTTCCCTGGTTCAGGAATTGCCACAACACTCACGTCGTAACCCGGTGAACCCGGCTGAAAAACACGGAGAAACGCCTGATCGTGCATATGCTCGAACTGGCGTTGCCTCCAATCATTCAGCGAGTGAACCAAAGCAGGGAGACGGCCAATTTTCTGGGCCGTTTCCGACTCCCAGGGATACTGGTAATGCGATACTAAGCTTAACGCGCCGCCTTTTGAGCGGGACGCTTGTAAGCAAGCAGAACCAGTTGGTAGAAACTTCTTTCCAGCAACCATCGGATTAGAATCCGAAAGTTTACGGAAAACACTCAAAGACTCTTCCATGATCGCTTTCTTCATTCCGAAGGGAAGCGGTGCATGACGAGTCGAGAGACGTTCTCGATGTTTATCGAGAGAAGCCTTCTTCTTTACTTCTCCCAGGGCAGGCCAAGCACGCTTGGCCCCTTCTGGAGAGAGTAAATGAAGGAGACGTCACGTTGCGCGACTGCTCGCGCAATGAAACGTTTCAACCACCCTGAATAGAGCGGATCGGTAATCCAATCTTCGCGAGCTGGACGCTGCGAATCTTGGAATACCTGACACAAGAAAAGATCGTGCCAGTACTTAATAAAAGTCTGTTCACGATTGTCTTCACTGGTGTACGCCTCGATACGATACGCGGTCTTCCGCATAGATCGAACGAAGCGTCCGAACTCTTTGTCGCTGAACCACGTCGTTCTTTTTGAACGACGGGCGACAAAGGGCCAGACTAGTGACTCAACAAGTTGGACGGTTGAAGCCGAAGCTTCAAAGTCTTGAAACACAAGTTTCAAGACCGAAGATACGAGCTTTGACGCGGACCTCGTTGAGATCTTTTCTTTATCCGCGACTAAACACATACCAGCAGCACCTGTACTGCCAACAGAGCGTACGGGTCCGTCTTCAACTTCGCGAACGGAATTGAGCTGTTCGGCCTCTTGGTTTCCCAATTGGACGATCATTCGATTTCGTTCTTCCACCGTAAGGTCGGAACGTAGAACAATTTCGCATTTAAGGGCATTAAATGCCTTGCGAATCTTGAACTCGTTTTCCTCCCTATCGTGGGCGAATTCGCCACGTTGCCATCGACACCATTGACTAGGATCATTAGAGTTACAGAAATGATTACCATTTCCGTGACAATTGATCCAATCATCAGTGGTACAACCGCAAACGTCGCAAAACGAAGATGAAGCTGGTGAGGGATGCTTTATTCCCTCGGGTGAGGAGTGAAACATTGGACTATGTTTAATGATTTTC